GGCGAAACAGGACCAGGTATTTCGTATGCGGGTGTATCTGGAGCTATAATGTACTATAATGGAGGAACTACAGGTATTACTGGCAATGCAAATTTGACCTATAATACTACTTCAAGTCAAGTTGCTTTCAATGCCCCAGTAACAACTGCTGGAGTTACTATTGCTTCAGGTTCATATAATACAGGAACTACAGGTGGATATACCTATTATGAATTTACATCTAATGCTACTTTTTCAACGACCTCGACAGTAAATGCCAAATATTTCGCGTTGGGTGGAGGTGGTGGAGGTGCTAATTGGACTGGCGGAGGTGGAGGTGCTGGAGGATTACGAAGTAACGATTCCGTATTGAGCGGAACTATTTCGGGATCACAGTTTGATAGTTCCGGATTATTGCCTTTAACTGCTGCTACGTATTCGGTAACCCTTGGAGCTGGAGGAACAGGAGCTACAGCGAACGGTCCAAGTACTGCAACCAGTGGAACAAATACTACTTTGATAAATACCACAACTTCAACAACTTTAGTTTCAGCGAATGGTGGTGGAAATGGTGCTGGTTTAAACGGTAATGGAGGTAATGGAGGATGTGGAGGCGGTTTAGGAAACGGTAATACGTCTACTGTTGGTAGTGGCAATCAAGGTAATGCAGGAGGTATTGGGGCTACTAATAATAATAATATATATGCAGGTGGTGGAGGTGGAGGTATTATTACTGCAGGTGGGGCTGCATCAGTAACTAATGGAGGTGCAGGAGGTGCTGGTTTAACTTATTATGTAAACGGAACAGCGTATGGCGGTGGCGGAGGAGGAGGTATATCTGCAACAGCTACTGCTGGAACTGGCGGATTGGGCGGTGGAGGTAATGGCAGTGTTGGGAGTAATGTAACCACGACAAATGCGACATCTCGCGGTAGTGGTGGAGGAGGAAGTGGCGGCACTTATTCAGGTGCAAATGGTGGTCATGGAAGTGCCGGTGTTCTTATTGTATTGATACCTACACCTGGAGCTCCAGTTTCAACTAACTTTGCTAATATTGGACTGACCGGAGCTTCTAACAACATGCAAATCTCTACCACAAATGGACTTGTGCTTACAGGAATAACAGGGCCTACAGGCTATGCTTCGGCGAATGTCCTGAACATAAATTCATCTGGATTAGTCACTTATAATAACTATATCAGAGGAACGGTGACCGCGAACGGAACTACACCTGTTACGGTATCTAATTCTCTAGTTTCTTCAAACAGTATTATTGTCCTGAACCGTAATTCTACAGCTGTAAATACACTGCCAGCATTCGTCAGCTCTATTACGGCAGGATCTGGGTTTACGATTGTTAATACAGTAGTGGATTCGTCAACATACAATTATTTGATTCAATAATATTCAAGCCTTTGAGGCGTGTAGGTTCACGACATTTCCAGAAATAGTGTGTGAAAAATTAATACCTAAAAAGTTCGACTGGAAAGCAGTAGTTAAAGCAGCAATAGTTGAGCTCGTAAGGTAAAAGATATACTCTTGGATATCACGTCTTATACCGTCAGAGCATGGTGATGGGTGAATTAGATAAACTGAAAGTACCTGGTAATTAGAAGGAAATCCAGCCGACGCCCACTGAATGAGGTTCTGCTGAATTCCTGATGTACTGGGTTTAAGAATAAAATTCATAGATACCTTATCAGTCGTTTCGGACTCGACGGTTGTATCGTGGTACTGTACAAGATCATCCAACGTCATAAGGTACGTAGCGCCAGTTACACCAGTAACTCCAGTAACTCCAGTAACTCCAGTAACTCCAGTAACTCCAGTAACTCCAGTAACTCCAGTAACTCCAGTAACTCCAGTAACTCCAGTAACTCCAGTAACTCCAACGGCTTCAACGTATTCGGCGGTGCCAGTAGCTCCAGTGTCTCCCATTTTACAATAAACTAGGATAAGAATAATGATATCCCTGCTTTGGGTTTTCGTAGGAACTCTCGTGGGTTTTTTGATTGTTGCTGTATTCTCGCCACCCCCTCGTGACGAAAAAGGTATGCCTACCCCTAACTCCAAACACCCATTCCATACGTCTACAGGGTGCGTAAAGTTCAAAGCAGTAACCGTTCCTTGCGACGGCAAGCAAACGTCTCTCAATTTAGTCGCGTCACAGTAATAATAGAATGATCAGCAAGATCATTGGAATTTTCCGTAACGAAAAAGCCGCCCCCTTCCTTTCGTTCCTGATTGGACTAGGAGTCACTATCATGCTGTTCCATCGACCTATCCCCGTTCGTCAGGCTCTGTCCGTTCCCGCTGGAGAAATCGAAGGACGAGTAGTTCGTCATGGCGACAAATGTATAAAATACGTCGCGGAAGATACTGAATGCGAATTACCTTCTTTTAAATAAATGGAAGGCGCGACTGATTTGAATGATCTGCTAGGATCCGGGCCCGTACAGAATCCTCAGCTTCCTCAGTCGACGACGTTTGCTCCTATTGTCACCGGAGGCACTGATCCATTTGTAACTAATGGGTTCTCGGACGCCCAGCCGCATAAGCCCGCCGCTACCCTTCACAGCAATCAGCATATGTTTGCCTCGGTTCGGTACGCATTTAAAAATTTGATTACTTATTTCGGCTTCTTCTTAGCAGCGATGATAGTTTCCTTATCGACTCCCCGCTCTCTGATCCTGCAGTATATTCCCAATACGTACACGTCTGGCGGCGTTCCGTCATACATGGGAGCAGCTATCCTTGCTGGAGTCGCTGTCGCCATCGCTTACGTCGTGGGTACACTTGGCTCCTCCCTGATTTGAACCAGCGTACAGCACCTTGAGTAGCCCGTACTTCTTGATACACTTCTCCAGAAACTTAACGCACGAGGCGCAAGGTTTGGAGTACATGATCTCACTCTGTTTATTGATTCGAACTACCGTCAGAGTACAACCACGAAGTTGTGACACGTCGCCTAGACTTTTCACAACTGCGCGTTCTGCATGTATCGTTTGGTTTGAGTACCCACACCCCTTGGAACGAGAGCCGACCCTATTACGGGAACTGGCAATCTCCTTGCCGTGCTTGGTTATCGTTGCATAGTGCAAATGGGTGTTCTGAAACACCTGAGTGTACTGCATTTTGTAATATTCCCAGACTTGCCGAAACCGTATTCGTTTTTATTGATATTAAATAATGGAGGACGATAACTTCAAACAGTATTATCCGTATGTAGTGGCTCGTTTGAATGGGATGGCCGATGCGGTAGTAGCTGGAAACGTGGCCGAACTTGATAAGCAGTACGATTCTACGAATACAAAATACTGGCAGTTTCTTAAAAGCTACGGCAAAACTTTAGAAAGTGAATTTATCAATTATCGCGATGTACAAAAACCAGGCGAAGAATACCGTGAAGGCATGTCGTTTCTACAATCAGCAGTTTTAAGTGGAAACCCTAAAATGGTTGAGCATTTTTTTACACTGAAACTAGTATCGGCTAATAAAGCCGATGCTACTAAAATTCATATAGATTACAAGAAACCTCCGACGGTATCCGAGATTCCTACTGCCCATATATTTGACAGCAAAACTGCGCGTGGAATGGCTCAGAAACTGTACGATGAATCGATTAAAGCTAATGTCCCCAATAAAAATTACGAGACCATTTATTTATTTCTCGAGAGCCAGGGCGCAAAAAAGAGGAATACCATCGGAAAAACGGCTAGGGCGGTAGGAACCGGTGCGTTAAATGTGGCAAAGGGAGTCGTAGGAGTTCCAGTAGCTCTCTTAAAGGCTGGGCTTGGGTTCGGCGGAAAGAGGCGCACGCGTCGTAGGCGTGGGACAAAAAAGACACGCAAGGTTCGTGGACGTCGCTAATTCGTTTAAAATGTTCGCACACAGTAGAAGTAATGAGTCGAGGGTGGCACATAGATCCACCTGCTAGAATTCATACAAATATATTATTTGGTCCCGGAATATACCTGAATCCAGGTTTCGTCCGGGCTCACAATATAACTCATGTCGTAAACTGTGCTTTTGATAAAGATAGTCCGGTATGGTTCAGGACCAAGCATGAGAACAACTATGCATGTATAGAAGCGCTGGATAGTACCGACGAAAACATTCTGAAATGGTATCCAAAATTTGAACAGACAATGAATACCTTTTTACGTAGTCCCGGATCACACAATATTTACGTTCATTGCCAGTGTGGAATCAACCGGTCAGGATTTCTGGCTCTGATGTTCGTATGTAAGAAGTTCGGTTACCCAATTGATATCATGACCACGGCCATTCTGAAACAGCGTCCGTGCGCTTTAACTAATTCAGAATATAAGCGCCAAGTAAAATCACAATTAGAACACAATGGCGGACCTCGGCGCGAACTCGCTGTGGAGTGATATTTCCAGTGGTGCAGGCGATGTCCAGACTAATTTAATGGGTCCATCGTATAGCTATGCTGATAACATTCCCAAACCGGATGGTGAGGGAGGGTTAGGGGTAAGTTCTAATGGAACGTTCAGTCAGCTAGGTACGAATTTAGGAGCGGTGGGTACGTACGTCGGAACAATGACGTATGGAACTCCTTTGGGTAATCAGTATTACGTCAATACTGGTGGAACGTGTACAGCTCCTGATGGATCGCTGCAGTCTCGCTTCAACTATATTAACAACGTTAGTTCAGGATTAATTCCCGGAGTGATTTCAGATATTGGAGGACTGAATCCTTTGTACTTAATGAATTCTATGATGGCCGAATCATCCCCTTCTTGCAAGTGTTACCAGTGTCCGGTAACGTCCGGAGGAGAATACAACTTCTTAAGCCCAGATCTATCTCCCGATTTTGATCCAGCGTTATGTAAGGTAGCAGACCCTTCTAAATGCCCGCAGACTCCCGCCGTTGAAGAATTTTCAAATGAAACGCTAGTTCCAACTATTATTGCCGGAATCGCACTGTGCGCAATTATCCTTATTCGCAAATGAATGAATTTAAGGCAAAGTAAATTGAATGGCATAATGGACAACATATTTCGCATTAAGCGTCAGCGAGACACAACGTCCAAAAAGACCGACGTTGTATCCGGTACCCTAGATTCGGTTCATCAGTCTATAGTGACCGGGATACGCGACGAAACCACGAACGGAGATGATTTGAGACTTCATTTAAAGCAGATGGAGGAGGAACTTATGGTTTTGGAAAAGTCGGTTCTTTTAGCGGATATTCTGAAAGCCTCGAAACTCCAGGAAGAAATACGGGATTTGACTGAGAGGTTGGAACAGACAAATCCCTTAACCGATTATTACCTAAAGAACGCAGATATTATGCTGAAGTACTACGGTTCTGGCGAAAAGATCCAGCACACGAGTATTCCTGCCGATCAGAACACGTTCGTGAAATACCTGACGCAAACTGTTTCGGAAACCGTAGCTCCTTCCAAAAAGAAGTTATTCGACGAGTTTGCCACACGGATGAAACTGAATACTGGCGAGCCGGCAGAAGTACGTAAAGCCGTAACTGAACATTGCGAGAAGTGTAATATCGCTCGCGAAGAATCTTCTGATGAAGGTATCCTGGTATGCCCTACTTGCGGATCGGAAGAGTATATGCTGGTAGTTTCCGACCAGCCAAGTTTCCGCGATCCTCCCAAGGAGCGGAATAATTACGCTTATAAGAAAATCAATCACCTGAACGAAATCCTGAACCAGTTTCAGGCCAAGGAGTCTACGATTATTCCGAATGAAGTCATGAACGAAGTTGTGCTGGAAATCAAGAAGCGGCGTATCCAAAATGTGGCGGAATTGACGGAGAAAGATATGCGCGAAATTCTAAAAAAATTGAATAGATCAAAGTACTATGAGCACGCTACTCATATCATTTCTAGACTTAATGGTAACCCTCCCCCTACAATTACTCCTGAAATTGAAGAAAAGATAAGGGCAATGTTCCAGGAAATTCAAGCCCCGTTCTTGATTTACTGTCCCGACGACCGAACCAATTTCTTATCCTATTCATACATTCTCTACAAGTTCTTTGAACTCTTAGAGCTAGATGAGTACAAGGTTTATTTCCCGCTTCTCAAAAGTCGTGACCGTTTAATTGCTCACGATTTCATTTGGCAGAAGATTTGTGATTACCTGAAGTGGGAGTTTATTCGGTCGGTCTGAAAGACCATATGTCTAGTTTAATGGACATACTTCAACACCAGCTTGTGGGTAAAAGCCCATACTAGAGCGAACACACCGGCGTGCGTCAGGGCAACCGTCGTGCGTGATCCGCCCGGAGGTAAGGATAGAACAACGCCAGGGGTCAGTACGAAAAAGAGCGCAGCCGCGTACAGAGCCATCCACATCATCTTGATATACTTTTGTCTGCGATAAAATTCAAATGGACGTTAAGCCGTTAGGAGTTCCTCCGAGTAGTAGGTTTCAGCAAATTTCCTCTGCTGCCAAAACAGTTGCGGCAAAATCTGATTCTTCGGCACCAGTATTTACCGGCGGTCCAACCACTATTCGTCGTAAGGCTGCTGGACGTCACCGCACTCGCCGTATACGCAGGGGAGGTCTGCTAACTTCGACTGGAGTAAAGCCATTAATGACCCCTGCTACATTAGGTACTAGTGGGTCAGTGGATACTGCCAAGGCCTCGTTTGGACCCACTCCTGCACGCAAAGCCGGACGCAAGACTCGCAAGTTACGCAAGACTCGCCGCCATCGCAAGTAAATGTAATGGCTTTCACATTATTTTCTTCATCAATAGCATATCAATGATTGGACGTTGGGGGTATCATCTAATTGTAGATGCTGCCAGATGCGTTCCCGAAACTATTAGATGCCCTCGTAATATTGAACAGTTCACAAATACACTTGTCAAGCGCATCGATATGGTCGCTTACGGCAAGCCTCAGATCGTAATGTTTGGAACAGGCAATAAGAAAGGATACACACTTGTTCAGCTTATTGAAACGTCAAATATCACCGCCCATTTTGTAGAAGAGTCTAACGATATGTACCTAGATGTATTCTCGTGCAAGCAGTTCGATCCAGCTATTGTTGAAGCCGTGCTCAACAAACACTTCTTACCCCAGAACGTCAAGACGCGGTACCTTGAGCGCCAGGCGGAGCACAAGGAAGAACCTGGGTGGTAAAAAGGGAGTGGACGTTTCCGCCCAACTCCCGGTAAAAGTTCAGTCCAGCTTCTCGAGGTCGCGTGCCCACTTCTCGATGCGGGCGATCTCCTTGCGGAGCGGCTCGATCTTGACGATCAGCCGGTGATATTCAGCCATGTCGCCGACCGAGTACGCACCATCGATCTCCCACTGGAGTGCGTCG